ACGATCCGTTCCTAGTCGTTTTACTTCCGCCTCAAAGAGGTGAACGTTACAGTATATATCATAGCACATCTTTTAAAATGTAGCAACTACTACCGTTTTGTATCTTAAGGATACAAAAAATCAATATTCAATGATTCCAAACAATCCGTCTTTCTCCACAATTGCCGTGCATTCATCACACCAATCTCCACAGCACATATAGGTTGTTCCATTGTATTCACGAATGTTTGCATGATGAATATGTCCCACGATTATTCCATCATATTTGGAAAATTTTCTTACGTGCTGAATCAGATCCATTTCATACTTATCAATATAATCCTTTCCTCTTGGAATTTTTTTCAAAAAATTCACCAAAGAAAAATCAATTGTTTTTTTTAGAAAATTATTCAATGGTGTAATTGTCTCATATCCCCAATTTAAAAAATATTGTTTCCAAGAACCCGATGAGTATTCAGAGTATTCATCACCATGAATACACAAAAACTTTTTGTTTTGTTTACTGTGATGAACATAAGAACCACAAATCGTTAGATTTCTGTGAAGATTTATAGGTTCGTTCTTCACATATTTTCTTGCTACAGCATCATGATTGCCAAGAACATAAACAACTTTTGTTCCTTTTTCACATAATTCAAGAATCTTTTCTACTGCCTTTGTGTGCCTAGTTCTCCAATATGTATTGTATTTTTCCATACAATGCACATCAAGAATATCGCCCACCATTACTAGTTTTTTTGTATCAAGTTTATTCAGAAACTTAAGAAACTTTTCAATATTACATCTATCTGTTCCTAAGTGAACATCAGAAATGAATACTGTATCAAATTGGGTCTTGCTCATTTTCCTTGATTAAATTACTTACAATCTCTTCAGTTCCATCCATCTTTTTAACTTGATATAAAGGAGACTTCATATACTTTTTAATATTTTTATATTTTTTCATCAGTTTATCAAGTTCATCAGTATCAACAAGAACTCCTGCTTTTCCCAATTTTCTTTTATCTACATTTAGATTAAATCCTTGTCTCATTTTCTTTTCTTCGGTTTAGGTGGTTCATATCCCCAAAGTTTGGGACTTATTGTGCCATTTCCCCAAACAATTGACTTAATATTATTACCAAACTTATCATAATACATATCAAAAATTTTTACCATCTTTCCACCACTTCTGGTTAAGTCATAGCAAAGATTTCCATTTACAAGATAAGAAACAATATAAGCATCCTTAGGTGCTTCTTTTGTTTTTGCCTCTTGAAGGGTGCAATTTTGTTTTAAAATTTCGCATCCATAAAGACTTTTAACAGAATCTTTTTCTTCTGATGTCCAGAGATCTGAACTTAGTGCTTTATCCGATGTCTTTTCCTTTTCTGATGACATCTGCTCTTCTGTGCTATTTTTATTCATTTTATAACTCTCATCAATTATAATTAAGATCTTCCACCCCAAGCAATATCGGGGTATGCCTGTGAGACAACTTCTTTACTAATCTTATATTTTGTCTCAAGTTTTTTATCTTTGATTAAACAAACAATTTCAGCTTCCAAAGGATGAAGACCTTCGAGAATGTTAATAAACATGCTTTCTCTACGAATAGTCGTCAAAGAATCATTTCCACCTTTCAGAAAATGATAAAAGTGTTTATACTCTCTACGGATTGAAGTATGACCTTCTTTGGCAGATTCGGCACTTCCCATTGAGAATGAATCTGTTTCATGCATCTTACGAATTTCTTCAGTAATCTTATCGGTAAAAGAACCATTATAAGTATTTTGTTCGGCGTATCCCGAATAAGGAACTGGTCCTTCGGGAAGAAGAGAAATAATACTTTCATCAAAGTTCCAAATAAAAACAGCCTTTAGTGAAGGATGATCATACTTCCGTAAAACTTCAACTTTTTTATCATTTGTCTTAACTCTAGAAACCAAATCAAATACTTCAAATGCAAAAGGATTTGCTGGCAAATCCAATGAAATTGGAGTTTCAACAACCTTTTTTGTTCTAGTTCTTGTAGTCTTAGGTTTAGATGTAACCGTTTTTTGTGCTGTAGTCATAAAATTTAATCAACCTATGATAAGTTTTAATCTTCGTCTTCATCATCCTCGAAGTCTTCATCTAAGAAATTAACTGGATCAAAACGAACCGAAACAATTTCCTGATCAATAAATCTTCCTTCTGCATCATAAAATTCTGGATGATACTGATGCCCTTGGGCAATTTCTTTATAATTCATCATATATTCTCTAGCAACCCATCCAATAACTACTCCAATTATAAAAAATAAAACGGTTAGAAATGAACCGAATACTAGACTTGTTGCTAACATTTGTTTACTCCTGGGAAACTACTTTTTCTTTATATCTAAAGAAAATTCAAAGTAGATGGTTACTTCCCTTTTAAGAAAGCACACCACCTTTTGATATACTGTGTATATTGCATTGGGTTGCTTTCGTTTTCCTCCATGTAGCATTAATTCAAAACCACGGTTCACTCCATGGTTGCTACTATTATTTAGGTTCTTATCCTGCAATTTGCTTTTCTTTTAAAAATTTAATCGTGTCTACACATCCACCCAATTTCTTTTCATCGCAAATAACTTGAGGAAAAGTAGAATCTTCACCAAATTCTGCAATAAATTCTTCTCGGGTAAAATCTGTTCCTAGATTATACACCACAAAATTACTACCTGTCAACTCTAACACTTGTTTGACTTTATAGCAATATGGGCAATCGTCTTTTGAGTAAATTGTAAAGTTCATATTTGTTATGAATGTTTATATAATTTATATAAGAAAAAAGAGGAGATTTCTCTCCTCTCATTATACCACCAACTCACCTTTCCGCACCACCAGAAAGGGTCTTGGAATCTCAAAGTCACAAAGATCTCTCAAGACCTCTGTATTATAGGGCATCTTTGGGATCATGTCAATACCCATCCTCTGCCCAACACTCCCCATAACCATTCTTCTGATCTTCATAGGGATACTTATCCCAACCTTTTTTAGGCCAAGACAAATCAATTTCTGCTTTGGGAAAAGATCTGAAGTATTTGTGAGTAAGTTCCTTACTTATTTCATAAGTTTCTTTCCAATTCAAAGAATTATCATAAAGATAAATCTCTGGTTTAAGAAGCATGATATTGATTCTTTCATCAAATTTTGCACAGTAATGTGCCCCCAAATAAGTTTCAGAACGAATGAAATGAGAATAATATTTCCAAAGATCATACTTAGTAACTCTAACTTTATCTGAAAGACCATTATATTCTAAAGGAATATCAAACAGATAAATTAGATCTTGAGTATCTCCCCAGAAGATATGATCTCTTGGGTGAAAAAGAAGTGAGGGATAAATTCCTGCCACAAAAATTTGATTTTCTTTGTGATTCTTATGATAAAATTCATACATTTTAATCATACTCTGATGAGAATAGAGTTGATCAGTTCTCATCTTTGCAGAAACTTCAGTTGTAACTCTTCTAATTCCATTAATTGAAGAAACAATTTGAAGATTACGATTATCTGTTCCATATTGTAATGGATAATCATTTAAAACTAATTCAACATTTTCTAATTTTGATGCCAAATCTTCATTTGATTTCCATGTGGAAAGAATAATTTTGTTTACGAATGGAAGTTTAGAATAGGTATCAATAATTTCTTCGGTAGATTCATCATATCCACCTTGAAGAACTATATCCATCTTATTTTCGGAAATAATTCCAATCTCAGGTTGTTCTTCTTCTTTAACTCCAAGTTTTTCAAGATTATTTAAAACTGCCTGACGATAATCATCTCTAAGATCATAATTATTTTTTAAATCTAACAGAATTTTCTTCGTCTGCTTTACTTTTTCCCACTGATATCCTGCGATTGCCTTTTCAAAAAGAAGACCATATTTTCCTGGATATTCAACATCAATTTTAAGTTGAGAACAATTAAAGTCTGCCATCTCCAAACCAAGATGGGCATAAATGTATGCATCTTGCCACTGTTCTCTTTTACTATGGAATCTAGCAGCAAGAAAATATGCCTCAGGGCGTCTTGGAAGAAGACATAATGCATGTTGCAGAAGAGTTTTGGCAGTAGTATCACGAGTTCCCTGTCTTTCATAGCAAAAATGACCTTTAATAAGGGCAATATATGCTAAATCATCATCAGAGGTTCTTTCTGCACAACGTAAAAAGTATGATAAAGCTGGAGCGGTATGATTTTCTTTCTCATACCACATTGCCACATCAAAATTAGTTTGAGGATTTTCTGGATCTAGTGCAAACTCTTTAAGAAGTTTTACTAATTCATCTTCGTAGTGTTTCATTTCTTTTTTTAGAATAATATTTTGAGTGTTATTATTTGTTTTCCACCAATTTATTACATGTTGATAGGTTTCAGTATGATATTCCTTTTGCCCAGTTGTAAGACCATTAACTTCTGTAAAAGTTGATTGTAATTTTTGATCCTCTACAAATAGATTTATACTGTAAACTTTACCTAAACCATAGAATAAAACATTCTCTGGCATCGGATAAAATTCAGTATCAAGAATTTCTAAATGATAAGAATCTTCCAATACATAACGATCTAAAATCTTTTTGGCATACTCTCTTTTAAGAATATAAGCAGTAACTGACCAATCATAAGAATCTCTTTCTCTAAGTTGAATATCAATCTCATCTGGTCTAACACAACATAATTGAACACATTCCCAATCATCTGGAAGTTGTTCAATAAATTCTGACCAGGTAAAATTCCAATAATCAACTGTTTCTAAACTTAAATCATCTTCACAGAAAAAAGCATAATCTTCACATGTATCATTATACCATTCTTTTATCATTTTAAGATGTGAAACAACACATCCTTTCGTTCCATTATCAAGAATATCAACAAATGGTCCCGTTACTTTATCATCACAATCTGCGAATCGTTTTGAAATGATGGGAGTAATTTGAAGATTATAAAACTCAAATTGTTTCTTGATATTTTCTTGGCGATCACTACTTTCCTCCAAACTCATATAATATGCAGAAGGAAAATCATTTAAAGTATTAATCTTTTCTGCAATAAAAGATTGTTCGTTTATCTTTTGTATTTTCCATTTTACTTTTGGTTGCAGATAAGGAGTATCAACTTGAACAAACTTATCTTTATTTTCTCCAATATATTTGTGTGAAAGAAGATACTCAACTTCCCACATTTTGCGTTCTTCATCAAACTCAGCAGGAACACAGTTCATAAAAGATTCTTCATCTTCTTTCCTATAACTTTTGCAGTTTTCAAATCGTTTTCGATCTGGATGTGGAATATGAATTAAAGAATGATCATAGTTAATTTTACGATGCTCTAATCCCAAAAGCTCAAGACGATGAATGATATCACTATCTTCCCACCCATAACTATCAATTCCTTCATTAAACCCACCAATTTGTTCAAAAATATTTCGATGAACAAATAACATTCCTTTCAGATATTTAAAATAATGCGTATAAGTTACGACATAATCATAAATATCTGTGATGTGCATATTTTTAAGATCTACACCATATCCATTTCCATTCCAAGTTTCATAATGTTTAACATTATGATTTCCAGAAATAAAAGTTCCCTCTTCAAGATTATAATTTTTAAAGAAACTGTGATAGGGATTAAGAATATAGTCACAATCTAATTTTAAAATTGCATCTCCAGTAGCAATTTTTGCGGCAAGATTTAATGGTTGAGAAAGATTGAAATGCTTTTCATTTTTGACTGTAATGATTTTAATTCGAGAATCAATTGAAGACAGATAATTTAATGATTGATCTGAACTCCAATCAACAATAATGATTTCGTAAATTTGATCAAAGCACAACCAAGATTGAAGAGAAATTCTTAAAGATTCTTCTCTGTTCTTACATGCACAGATAATGGAAACATTCATGACTCATTAATAAAATCTTCAACTACTTGTTGAGGAACTCGAAGTAAATATGCAGCATTATCTTGAAAACCAAAGGTAATCAAAAAATCATCCTTATGTGCTGCCATTCCGACTGCAAATTCAATGTGCCCAGTCATAAATGAAAATACCTTTGATACTGTAACAATATTCCAATCCTTATCCCAGAGAACAAAACGGTGCCGATAAACAGCATCTTTTCTATCTACTGGACTACGAAGCAAATAAGTTTCATGAATAAGAGCAAGATAATGATCGCCACATGTTAATACTTGGGATCCACCTCTCATGTCATAGGTTTGAAGATCTTTCCAATGCTTACCAACAACCTTTTCACATTTGCCAGTTTCCATATCATATTTGACAACCTCTGTTCCATTTGTCCACTTTACATAATGAAATGGTAAATCTAAGATTGGCATCCAATTTTTTTCACAATATGATTCCCCATCACCAGGAATTGGAATACGATATCTTGAAATTTCTTGAATGGAATTATCTGTAATTTCAATTTCAGACAATTCCATTCTACCTTCACCGTTTGTTGTAGTATCTCTTCTTACACCAGAAAGATACAACTTACCATCCCAACGAACAATTCGTGCATCTTCAAGGCCCACAAAATCCCAAAGTGGAGTTTGATCTAACTTACTGGTATCTACATGATTATATCTTTTAATTGTAAAATCATCATTCATTTCACAAAGAATATTCCAGGTTCTTAGATGCATATCATTTTCTGGATGAATATACACCAAAGGACCCCAATGATTTTCAAATCTTTTCTTTTCAGAATGATATAATGTATAATTAATATTCCTTAAATTCACCAAAACTTTACCATTATCCACAAATATAGATGGATTTGTAAGTGATGGTCCCTTTAAATCTTTAGATGGAATAATGAGAGGATAAACGCTTCCTCCATTTTCCAATGCAATTTTAGAAAAATTTATTTCTTCCGACATAAAAATTACAAAACATATTAAGATTATAATTTAATTGACTCAAAAAGTCAATCCATAACTAATTATAACCCCATTGCAATACTAAATGCGGTTATACTTGAATTTATGATGGTTCCAGAAACATTTAAGTCACCTTGAACAGTAAGCTTACTTGTTGGATTTATGGTTCCTATTCCAACATTACCTGTTGAAGTAATTCTCAATCTTTCATTTTTTATATCCAATCCATTAGTAAAGAATGAAACATATTTTGCTGAAGCAGCACCAATTGAAAGATTTCCATCAGATGTGTAAAGATATCCATCTAATGCCCCATTAATTGACCAGGAAGATGAAGTTGTAAATCCACTATTGTTAAGACCTAAATCAAGATAATTTGTAGAATCAGTTCCAGTATCTGCTGTTATAATATAATCAGATGAAGCATTTGCTCCATTATTAGTATTTCTATTATTAATTTGGCTAAAACTATTTGTGTTATTTGTAAAATCACCTATAGCTCCAGTTAAATTTAGAAATGGAAGATTTGATTGATAGACCGTTAAACCATATTGAGGATTTACAACTCCGATACCAAGATTACCGTTAATATAAGCATTACCATTAACTGTAAATTTTTGTTCAGGATATATTGATCCTATTCCTACAAATGGTGAACCACTAGTTGTAGTTATCGCAATATTGATTCCATTACTGTCATAATTAACATATGACGCAAATTGCGATAGTTCTCTATTTTGAGCCATTGTGGTTTTTAGTTATTTATTCTGAATTTGAGTTTATTCATTAATTAATCTTAAATATCTCCATTTTCGTCCAGGCACCATCAGCAGTTCCATTAACAACTTGACTGGTTGGATTTGATGTATAAACAGTAAAGTCAATATAATCTGTTGTTCCATTCATTGTAACAATTCCACAGGCATTCATTGTATAAGCAAAAGTTTGTATTCCGACCTGACTTAATGCAAATGTATTTCCATTCTTTCTGATTTGAATATTTGTTTGATTATTTGTAATAGATCCTGCTTGCCAGTTTAACATCACATCAACACGATAAGTTCCTGCAACAGTTGGAGTGGTGCGAGTCGTAATTCCACTATACCAGTTATTTGGATCACTAACTACAGAAAATCCAATTAAAGCATCAGCACCATTGGTTATAGTTTGGTTTGATGTCCTTGCAAGTTTTGCATAAGAATTTCCAGCAGCATTCAGGTTTCCAGTGATTGTTGTAACACCAGTAATAAGAGTATTGCCAACAACGTGAAGTTTTGATGTTGGATTTGTGGTTCCAATACCCAGATTACCAGAAATATAAGCACCACTTTGAACTTGTAGTTTTTGATTTGCAGTTCCAGTTTGAG